CCTGCTATAGGACGTGGATTACTTATGTCTCCTTTTAATCCTTACTTTACTTGGCAGACAACTTCTGTCACAGAAATCTATGAACAGAAAGAAAACTATCTTAAATTTAAAACAGGTAATAGCGTTTATGAACTCTACAAATTAACTTAATCTATGAAAACACTATTACTATTTATTTTTAAATTAACTTTATTAGTCTGTTTGTTTTTCTTAGGATTTATAGGGCTTATAGTCAACATAGGCTACTTATTTGTAGAACTATTTGATAGTTGGATTAATGCTATCTGTAGTAAAATAGAAGATAAACTTGACAAATTAAGAGTACTTTAAATTATTATGACAATAGAAACAGAATTAAAACTAGATTTACAAGGTTATACTCCTAGACAATATGCTGCTCTTATTCTAAAAGATGACTTTGGCTACAGCCATGAGAAAGCAGGAATACAACTAGGTATTAGCCGTTATGCATTTGCCATATTCTATAAAAGAGCTAAAACTAAACCAGACACACGTTATGCTTACAGAAATATCTTATTATTGCGATAAGCGACCTGAGTTCTTTGACTTTATCTCAAACCACTTTAAAGTTGTATTTACAGAGAAATCCTTTAATAACCCCAACTTAACAGTGCATGCTATCCAAGATGGATATGATATAGCAGCTGTATTGTTAATGAAGAAGAAAAAAGTAGGATATCGTATTACGTTTATTCACGTAGCAGAGAAGTATCAAAGACAAAGAATAGGTAAGTTTCTTTTATCTTTAGCTCATGAACATGCTTTAAGGGAAAACAAGAGCCCTGTAAATATAATCACTAGAGTTAAGGCAAATAACTTAACTTCGTTAAACTTCTTTATTAATGCAGGATACACTTTTAAAACTTTTGAGTGTAAACATGAAACAATTGAGACTAATGGAGACATTACAACAACAACTAAACCAGCTTATATATTAACTTATGACTTCAGAAACGAGATTATTGTTAAACAGGATTAAAACTCCTGATGGTACTATCTTGACTTCTTACAATAGACATGACTACCTAACCCATAAAGATACTATAACCAAAGAGGTTCTTATGGTAGATGGAGGTAATGATTATGCAAGAAGGCATGTAGGTACTTACGAAGAGCTAAGCGTCTATGACGATGGCTCACATTTAACTAGAAGGTCAGCTTTACATTGGGGCACTAGAGGTAAGGATAATAAACAACCCTTAACCTATAAACCAATCAAAGATCTAGACTCAGATCATATAGAAGCTATTCTAAGAACACAAACCCAACTCTCTGAGTTTTATAAGGAAGTGTTCAAAGATGAATTGAAATATAGATTTGACGAAAAAGCAGAAAAACTTTAACTTGGAGTTATGTCACCAGAAACTCAAGCCCTCGCCTTAGAGATTGAAATCAAAAGTTTAGGATTTCAAGTAGATAGAGCAATGTACAGAAAAATTGCTAACCTTATGATAGACAAGATTATACTAGAGTACGAAGATATGTCTAAGTACTTTGATGGAAAGAACAAGTCTATTAACAATGCTGTGTTATATTGGAAACAAGTTAAACAACACACTAACGATGAGGTGTAAACTTAGACTGATTAGATTTAAAATAAACAACACTAACTGTATGAGTAGCACTCAGTTCCTCGCCTACTCTCTCTTCTCTATTTCCCTTTTGTCCATACTAGTAGCAATGTTTGTTAATCTATGGAGTATCTTTGTGGAATGGAGTACACACTAAGTGAAGAAGGTACAGTCATTGAATTTCATCTGATTGTTAAGACAATGCACAAAAACGAAGATTACAAGTTTTACTCGGAAAAAGAACGAGATAAAGCACACAAGAAAGCCCTAGGAGAAAAGAATTTATTACTCGTTCATTGTTACAAACACGACAGCGAAGAAATACCAGAAAACATTTAAACTAAACTCAAACTTAAACATAAAGCACCTCTAGGGGTGCTTTTTTCATTTAAACTAAACTAAACTAACTTAAACAAAATATGCCAAACCAACAAATTATTGATGATCCATTCTCCTCGGAGTTTATGGAGACTGCAAACAAAGAAATGCAAACTATTCATGTATCTGCTGCTTCTATACCTAGAAGAAGAGTAAGGCAGGATAAGTTTGTTCTACACCCTGACTTAAAGAAAAGATTAATTAAACTTATTAGTACTAATGTACCTGAGCAAGTAAAAGAAATTGCTCAGCAAATTATACATTTAACGCACGTACCTACTTTAAACAAGTATTGTAACTATCTAGGGTTATCTCAAGCTGACTATACTAAAATTTCTTATTTAGATGAAGATCGTAAGAATCGTTTAGATGGTCAAGTGGGTATTCAACACATTATTAAGCCTGGAACAGAAGCTGTATTTCACTACAGAAGAAATTACGTAAGTCATGAACCTAATCATGGTCACTATGATTGTAAACTAGTTTTAACTGCTAGACACTTAGGAGGAGATGTTTTTCCTATTAAGGGATTTGTACCCGAAAACAAAGAATTTACAGTAACTTCTTATCTATGGGAAAATGGCCAAAGAACACAGAATGAACATGTTTTTAACTTTGAATTTAAAAATACCTTCTTGGAAAAAGATTCAAGGCCTCTAAGGATTAGAAACTCTAGGTTAGTGTCTAGTGCATCTTTTCATGTAGATCAATCAGGATACCAAGGTACTGGAGGATATAATCTATTAGGCGTAAGTTTTAATAAAACTGAAACTAAAGTTAAAGAAGTATGGAACTACAAACAAAGATACCACACTTCAGTAGGTAAGATTGTTCGTAGATTATTTGGAGATACTTATAGCGATAGAGATATTACTGCTTTTGCAGAAGCCTATGCTAGTCTAATTACTGTAAGCAACCCTTTATATGATTTTGCTATTATTGACGGAGATGCTATCAAAGATGCTTATCACTTTGAGAACTATGCAGCTACATCAGGTACTCTAGGAAGCTCTTGTATGCGTCACAGATCATGTCAAAGTTACTTTGACATCTATACTAAGTTTCCAGACAAAGTAAAGATGGCTGTACTTAAAAGAGGTAGTAAAATTGCTGCTCGTTCTATTATGTGGAACATTGATGGTAAGTTTATGTTTGACCGTATTTACTATACAACAAACGAAACACAAAACTTACTTAAGAACACATTAGAAGCTGCAGGATACTCTACTCTTTTCTGTGTAGGAGGAACCTACTCTATGGAGATAGATTTAGATGGAATAACTAAATTCCCTTATTTAGATACTTTATGTAACTATGACGTAGCTAATAAAATACTTACCAATGGTTGTATAGATGGTCTTCGTTATGAGTTTAGAAACACTGGGGGTGATCACTATCAATATAATTGTCAGGATGAAGATGAAGACAGTGACTATACCTGTAGTTGCTGTGATAATACTGTACATTATGATACTACTATTTACGTTGAGAGAGGTCAATATCGTGATCTAAGAGTATGTGAAGATTGTGCTATTTACTCAGATTCAACTGGAGAATATCATACCATTGAAGATGACACAGTTATCACTTATCAAGATGATTCTATCTTAACAAATGAAGGTATTAGACTACTTGATAATACCTGGGCACACCAAGATGATCCTGAACTTAGGCAATTTGAGAATGACTTTGGTTATTTTATCTTAGATGAACATGACTATCTAACTGATGGAAATGTATATTATCATCCAAATGATGAGAATAAGCCAGAAGATGTCTATGATAGTGAAGAAGTAGAAAGAAGAAACAAAGAAAGATTGTCTCAGATTAGGGCAAATTCTTTTACCTTAGGTAGTATTATTACTGATTCTACTAATTCTACTATTAACATCTATAGTAGTAGTAATGTTGGTATTGGAAGTTTAGGTATTGGAACCTATCTAAATACAAATAATAATACTGGTACTGCTAATTACTCAAATTTTTCTTTTGTAAACGAAAATCAACCTGAAATTGAACCTCCAATTCAATTAGAAGACAATAATCAAGAACACTTAATTTAAAAAAACAAAAAAATGACTTATAAATATAAAAGCAAAGAACTAGGTGAAATAGATGATACATTAAAAGGAAATTTCCCTGTAGACTTTGATCTACTGTTTGATATTATGTATCAACAAAGCCCCACCTACCAGCCAGAGATGGAGAAGCTTAAAAAGAATTGGCTTATAAGTCTTATTTCTCAGATAGACGGAGTAACAGTAGAAGAGAAAGGCGGTAATATCTATTGCACAAAAGGAGAAGCTGAGTATTATCCTACTGTAGTAGCTCACTATGACACAGCTCAAGACTATCATGTAGGCATGCGTATCTTTAAAACAGATAAGTGGATTTTCGGCTTTGATGACTTCAGAGGCGAACAATGTGGCTTAGGTCTTGATGACTCTGTAGGTGTATGCTTTGCTATTCAGATGCTTAAGATGATGCCTGTATGTAAGGTATTTTTGCCTTATGGTGAGGAAAGAGGTCTAGTAGGTACTAACTGTTGTGATATGTCTTTCTTTAACAACTCTCTAGTAGTTACTCAGCTAGATCGTAGATCTTATACAACAGACTTCATCCAGTATACCAACGGATATCAAGTATGGAATCCTGAACATCTTACCCTTATTGAACCTTTGATGGACAAATATGGATATAAGCCTGCTTCAGGTACAGCTACTGACGTAGGTGGACTTCGTAGAAGAGGACTTAAAGTTTCTTCTCACAACTTATCTTGTGGTTACTTTAACGAGCATGGAGATACTGAGGTAGCTAGTGTTAATCTAATGATTAATGCTTTTAGCTTTGCTTATGAGATGCTTACAATGTTGGCTGAAAGAAACATTCCACTCGAATTTCCTCTTCCCTCTTTTGATATTCCTAAACATTCTGGTAAAAAGTCACATAGTAGTGAATCTCATTTAGGCTTAGGTGCTAAGCAAATTAGCATGTGGGACAGCTATGATGACTATTACTATGATCAGGTTAAGGGAGACTTTGTAAAAACAGAAGATAAGACAAAAGATCCCTTCTATTGGGAAGATGATGGGAAGACCTCTAAAGACTTTAAATCTGTTGAAGATGACATGGATGACCTTGCAGCCTATGAAATGTACAATGAATGGGTTATGAGTGTTTATCCTGAGATGTCATTACCTGCACATAGGAAAGAACTTACTCACCTCTCTCACTATTACTGTGCAGATGGAATAGACTTTAAAGTAAAAGACTTATCCTCTACAACAGTAGATGAATCTCTTATGGATGAAGGTATATGTCCTATTTGTTTAGGACATGCTATACAAATCACGAATGACTTGTTACTTGAAAGTTCCTGTTCAGATTGTGAGAGTATTTTTAACATACCAAAAGACATGGTAGAGTCCTATGAATACGACTTTCACCAAGTATGGCTTGGTAAGAAGGATTTCTTAGAGATTAGGGGATTAGCTTAGGCTATTCCTTTAATCGTAAATTATCTATTAAACAAGTAGAATCAACTAAAATTTATGGAAAATGAATATTATGGAGATAGTCTGGAATCAACCCCAGACTATCTTTTTATGAAAAAAATGTGGATAGAAGACTTGGAAAAAGTTGAAGAATCCCTTATCTTTGTAGACCCGCCTAAGTTTAATAAAGAGAAATTATTCAAAGGCATAAACGTAATTTTAACCACAACAGAAAATGAAGAAAACATTCTACGAAGTCCTATGGGAACTAGCAGTCAAAGAGAAAATGATAGACAAGTGGATTTACGAAGAGAAACTTCTGAATAATGGAACTACTTTTAGTTGGACACCTAAAGCACTCGAAGATCTTGACATAAGTGAAGTAATATCTGCACTTAAAGTTGCTAGACATTCTGATCCTATTAAGATTATTGACAATCTAACCCCACAACCTGAAATACCTATTACATGGGTAACAGAGTTTATCGCTAAGTTTAGTGCAAAGAATACAGGAGTATCAGGAAAGACTACTGATAAGGTAAGTGTGGTTAAACGTTTGATTAAATTCTTAAATGAATACGACTACAGCCTAGATGAAATAGCCAAAGCTACTGACCTTTACATAGATACCTTGAAAGGACAAGGATCTATTAGGTATATCAGAGAGTGTGGTTACTTTATCTCTAAAAAGATAGACGGAGTAGAGCAAAGCGACTTAGCTAAGTGGTGTGAAGAGTTAAAGAATGGTACTGGACCTGCTTACAATAGCCATCAAATTCTATAAAGATGAACTTTGAAAGTATAATTTCCCAAATAGAAAGAAATAAGATAATCAAAGAAGCAGGAGGAATAACATCTATTGCTCCTCCCTTTCCTAGATTAGCTCAGTATTATGGAGGATTTACTAAAGGTTCTATTACTTGTATTACTGCTGCGTCAGGTGTAGGTAAGTCAAAGTTTGCAAAATACATGACTATCGTAAACATCTACAAAGCAACAAGAAATACAGAGATTACTCCTAAAATATTTTATTTTGCTTTAGAAGAAAGTGCTACTGACTTTTGGCTATCTTTTATATCTATTTATTTACATCAGAATCACAATATTACTGTTACTGTACAGCAATTAAAATCTATAGGAAACTATAGTGTAAGTTCTGAGTTAATGACTAAGATAAGAGCTGCAGAAACTTTTATTACTAATTTACAAAACATTGTAGATGTTATAGATTATATAAGGAATCCTACAGGTATAGCTAAGTACGTAAAATCGTACTTCGATAATCCAGATGTAGGAGAAAACATCTACAAAGACTTAGATGATGGTAGAAGAATTACTACAGGCTACAGATACAGATCTGAAGATCATTGGGTATTCTTTGTACTAGACCACATTAGTCTTTTATCTAATGAAATAGCTCCTGACACTAAGATGAAATTAAGTTCCTATCAAACTTTTGACTTTATGATTAAGGATTATGTATTAGACGTGTTTTCTAAGCGATATAAGATGGCTAGTATTATTGTCCATCAACAGACTCCTGCATCAGAAAAGCAAACCTACACCTATAAAGGACAGTTAATGGAAGAGAAGCTAGAACCTTCTATGGAAGAACTCCACATTAACAAAGGTGTACACCAAGACTACGAAGTAGTTCTAGGTTTATTTAGTCCAACAAGATATAACATAGCAGTTCATAATGGCTATGATGTAACATTACTCGGTAACAAATATCGCTCTCTTAAATTCCTTAAAGACCGTTACTATGGCTTAGAAAATTCAAGCATAGGACTTTACTTTAATGGAGCTAACGGAAAGTTTGACGAGTTACCAAAACCTGAAGAGATGAATAATCCTGTAGGTAATCATTATGAAAAGTATTTAAAAATGTAAAAGCCTATGAATAAAAAAGAAGATTTTAGTCCTGAATTAACCCAAGTACTCACTCATATGTGTAATATGATTGAAGTAAACTACGATGACGTAGATTTTAATTCCCCTACGTGGTATTGGGACCATACCTGGACAATGGCTAAGGAAGAAGAATTTATAGATTGGCTAGCTAAACTACTTTATGAAAACACTAAAGTAAGAAAAGCAATCTTAAGTTACCCTTCTAAAGATAAAAAGCGTTGTCAAGCAGGAGCAAGATTCTTTGCTTCTATGTACGGATGGAAAATAATAACAGAAGATTTAGATAAATTACTAGAAACAAAATAAACGAAATAAACTAACTATATGTCAAGCAAACTAATCGCTATCGTAGGTCCTTCAGGTACTGGTAAATCCACAGCTGTAAGGACTCTAGACCCAAAAGAAACATTTATTATTAATGTAGCAAGGAAAGAATTGCCTTTCAAAGGAGCAGAAAAGCTTTACAATCTTGAATCTAAGAATTACATGGAGGTAGATGATATTAATCAAATCACCGCATTGTTACAACAGATCAGCGAGAAAGCTCCTCACATCAAAAACATCATCATGGATGATGCTATCTACTCTATGTCTTTTCTTATGATGAGAAAAGCCAATGAGATTGGTTTTGGTAAATTTGTTACTCTTGCAAAAGATGTAACCAATATGCTTACTAGTGCTCGTAAACTTCGTAATGACCTTAAAGTATTCTACATCACTCACTCAGAGAACATTGAAGATGATGGACATATTGTAGGTCAGAAGATTAAGACAATCGGTAAAGCATTGGACAACCAAATCGTACTAGAAGGATTGTTTACTATCTGTCTTTATACTCACGTAGGTGAAGATAAAGAAGAGAAAGCAACTTATCAGTTTGTAACTAATCGTTTTAAAAATTACCCTGCTAAAAGTCCTATGGATATGTTTGCAGAAACTCTTATCCCTAACGACTTACAAGTAGTATGTGATACAATAGATCGTTATTATGCAGAAGAAACACCAGTAAAAGATAAAAAATAAAACAAAACAAAACAAAATTATGAAATTCGATCAATTAGAAACCAGAGAGCCTGGAGCAGGCAAAAAATTGTACACAGGATTTGCTCCTGTTCAAGTTGTAAGTGTTAATCCTACAGCTAAAGAACTTGCAAAAATCCTAGGTATTGAAGAAGACAAGGTTAAAGAACCTACCTATGAGTCAGAGAACGGAATGCGTCTAGACTTCTGGTATGTAAATCATCCAGACTTTAAAACAGATTTGCGTGGTAAGTTTACTTTATGGGTAAATAATGACACTCGTATGTCTCAAGCAGGTAAAAAACAATTCATTGACAACTTTACTAAAACTACATGGGCTGAAAACCTTGCTACTCTAAGTGAGTATCAAGCATCTATTGACCCTTCTCGTAGATTAGATATGAAGAGTGTACGTGAAGCTAAGGGCGGTGAAGAAACAGTTTATTCTTTGCTTAAAGCTTATGGTAACATCTCTCCAAAAGAAAAACCATTTGTTCTTGACAACTGGGCTTCTATTGCTAAAGGTAAAGGCAATGAGTTAGTAGACTTCTTTGCTCACTTTAACAAAGCCAACATGGGTGTTAAGGTTCTTTTGGGAATCAAAGACGAAAAATATCAAGACGTATGCACTAAGGTATTTGTTAACGTACAAGGTAAAATTACTGAGTATGTATCTAAGCAAATCACAGGTGAGTATGGCTTTAAGAGTTTCTACGGAAGTTATACTTTCAAAGAATACACGGAAAATGATGCTCCTGAAGCAAACGAAACTGAGACTCCTTTCAAGTCAGAATCTATGATGAGTTGGGATACCAGTGAAGTAGCAACAAGTCCTGTTAGCACAGATATTAACGATATCTTCTAAAATTAAAAGTAATCTATTCTCTTTTTTAGAAAAGGGGTTACTTTTGTGACCCCTTTTTTATTGAAGAAGGGTTAAAAACAACACTTATGGATCTCTCAAGCATCGAAATACGACCTAATGTAAAGACTTTATACGCTTTACTAGGGCAAGAAAACCTAATGTCTTTTTACTTCGGTGAGAAAATAGACTTGAGAAAGAAATATAAGAATCCATTCAGATCTGACAAGCATGCTACCTGTTTCTTTAGGTGGAGTCAAGGAGGTAATCTGTATTTTGTAGATTATGCTACGGAGAAAGTGCACTACAATGCAATTGACATAGCTCAAATGCGTACTGCCTATGAGTATCCAGACATTTTATATAAAATAGAATCAGATTTTCAACTTAAGAACTTTAGTTTAGAAGACAGACTTAGATTAGAGATGGAAGTATCCACTCTCAAAAGTCCTAAGCCAGCAGAGATAAAGCCTGCATCTATTAAAGTTACTGTTACAAAATTTACACAGAAAGACTTAGAGTATTGGCTTCAGTTTGGAGTAACAGAAAAGATACTTAAGTTCTATGACGTAAGAAAAGTAGACAAAGCATGGATAGCAGATAATATCTGGTACATTAGTAATACGTTTGACCCCTGTTATCGGTATAAGGAAAAAGATAAGTTTAAACTCTATCGTCCCTATGCAGAGAAGAAAGTTAAATTTAGAACAAACTTCTTTGGAGGTATGCTTGAGGGTTACACCCAGCTACCACACAAGGGAACTATTCTAATCATTACTAAAGGCACTAAAGATGTTATGACCTTACACTCTATTGGAGTGAATGCTGTTGCTGTTAGAAGCGAAACTACACCTATATCAGAGAATGCTTATGAATTACTTAAAGCAAGATTTGACACTATGTATGTATGGTTTGACGCTGATAGAGCAGGAGAAGAAGGTGCTAAAAAGATTTCAGAGACGTATGGAATTCCTGTACTATACCACCACGGAAGTTTAGGAAAAGACATAAGTGACATTTATAAAAACCACGGAAGAGAAAAATTAATAGAGATATGCCAGCAGTTCACGATATTATAAAAGAAGCCTTAGACATTGCGTTTAAGCATTTAGGAGTAGAATCTCTAGTACAAGAAGCAGTATGGAACAAGATAAGAAATAAAAGTAAACTTATTAAATACCATACTAGAAATGTTACCATAATAAACCCAGAAGAAGCAGCAGCTAAAAGAATAATTACATACAAAAGATCTCTAGAGACTAAAGTAAACTTAAAAAGATTTACTGATTTCGAGAAAGACATTCTTGCTATTATTTGTAAAGTACATAAAATAGAGATAGAAGACTTTGCACGTTTTCATAGAGAAAGATCATTAGTAGACGCAAGATTTCAGTTTGCAGCAATATTTAGACTGCAGTTCTGCTATAGTTTACCTAAGATAGGAAATCTTTTATCTAGAGACCATACTAGTATTATGCACGCTATAAAAAAACATAAGGATTTTTATGACACTATTTCTTCTTATAAAAATCAATATATAAAAGTTCTTAATACAATAGAAGAACAGTTTCCAGGATTGCTTCAAATATCATTGAATTCTAATATTATCTTAGTAGAAAACAGACTAGGGTATGGAAAACAAAGAAAGAAAGTATTTAGTGAAATAATTATAAAAGATAAAGATGCAAAAACTAATTGATATTCCAGACGATTGGTATCATCATTTAAAAGACACAATAGAAAGTCCGTACTTTAAAGCCCTTGGAGGTTTCGTAGCTAATGAGAGAAAGAGTAAAACTATCTTTCCTTATAAGGACGAAGTCTTCAAGGCTTTTAATTTAACACCTTTTCAGAAAGTAAGGGTTGTTATTTTAGGAATGGATCCTTATCCAGGCAGAAATGTAGGGGAACCTATTGCTCATGGATTAGCATTCTCTCCTAGGAATAAGACTTACATTACTCCGTCTTTAAGAATGATGTATAACCGTATTAAAGAAGACATTTATCCTGGTGAATTAAGCTTTCCTACTGATATGAATATAGAATCATGGGCTAAGCAAGGAGTTCTTATGCTAAATGCTGCTTTGACTATCGAAGAAGGTAAGTCAGGTTCTCATCTAGAGCCTTGGAAACAGTTTACAGAAGCTGTATTCAAAACACTAAACGAGAGTACTACAGGACTTATATTCTGTTTTTGGGGAAAGGACGCTTTAAAGTTTGCTCCCCTTATCAACGATGATGTACACCACGTACTAGTAGCATCACATCCTGTTTCTGCTGTATACAAAGGTGGAGTTTGGGAGTGTGATCACTTTAAAAGAATTAACCAAATACTAATGGCCAGTAATCCAGACGATATAGACTGGCTAGAAAACTTAAAATAAAACAAAGAAATGAATTGGCAAGACTATGAGTCCTTAGGACATTTAGAATTAAAAGGAAAATTAGTAGAGTATCTATCTAATAGAACTAAAATAATAAAAGAAATGGAGCAAAGCAGTGAGTATGAGTACTGTGAGATCCAAGGAAGAATTAAAGAATTAGACGAATTAATAGACTTTATCGAAAACATTAAAAAAATAAAACCATGAATAAACAACAATTGCTAGAATCATCTAGAACAAATTGGACTGTAGCAAAGAAACCTTTGTTTGGTCCTGATGGAGAAATTACTCCTGCTTACGGAGTATTCCGTGAAGACAACAATAATTGTCTTGGTGTAGTAGGATCTAAGTATGTTCCTACTCAAAATGCAGAAATCCTTGACATGCTTTTAGAAGCTGCTGTCCGAGTTAACATTAACGGAGAAAGAGGTGGATTTCTAGGTAACGGACAAAAAGTCTATTACCAGTTTCCTTTAACCGATGTACAGATTGGAGGATCTTATAATAAGAGATTCCTTACAGCTCTCACATCACATGATGGTAGTGCTCCTATGGGCTTTGGTGCAACTAACGTAACTGTTGTATGCTCTAATACCTTTTATATGGCTCTTAGAGACTCTAAGCGTGTAAGACATACTAAGAACTCTCACGAGCGTTTAAGTGGTATTATCTCTCAGTTACAAAGTTCTCTTACTCAAGAGGAACAGTTCATCGAGAAATTGATGGAATTAAGCAAAATCTATATCCCCGAAACAGTTACAGATGAATTTATCATTAACATTATCGGAGGAGATGGAGAAGCATCTAGAGGTAAAAATCGTATTAACGACTTTAGAACAGCTTTGACTACTGAGTATGAAACACACGAGAACACAGCTTACGCTTTATTTAACGCTACTACTCGCTTTACCAACTATATGATGGGACACAAGAGTATTGAAGCTAAGCGTGAGTCTCTAATTCACGGAACTGCTTACACAATTAACAACAGAGGTTTAGAATTAATTTCTGAAACTTACACTCCTTTATATACACCTGAGTTAGCTTTGTAATTGTCTCTTGCATGCCAAAAAGATTAGGGGGTCACAAGATCCCCTTTTCTTTTATTATATTTGTATAATATGTTAAAGAGAACAGCAACAAAAAAGATTCCTGTTAAAGGAGTCCCTGAACCTAAGGAAATCCAAAAGCCTTGTTCAGACTGTGGGAAGATTAAAGCCATAGCTAACAAAACAAAGAGGTTATGTGCTACGTGTGTGATGAAGGAGAAGAAAGAAAAGCAGAAAGTCCGTAAAGAAATCAAACGTAAGTTAGAGAAAGAAACTATCAGTCAAAGTAAACTAGACCAGATAACTTCTTGGTTAGTTAGAGGAGCACATATTAATAAATGCCATGCTTGTGAAATCACACTAGACCCTAAAGGACTACAGTGTGCTCACTTTGTAGGTAGAACTAAAGTTGCTACTCGCTATCACCTAAATAATCTATTACCCGCTTGTCCTAGATGTAATCTATATACTCCTCACCACGTGTGGAACTTAGGTAAGTCTTTAAACAGGATATGGGGAACTGATACTACGGAAGACATGCTACAGCTTTCTAACAAGATATTAAAATTAAGTAACTACGATAGAAAACTTATCTATGACGTTTATAGAACCTGCCTTACAGAAATTGAAGAAGGAAACTATAGCCAAGATCAGAAGTATCAGAAGTTACACCAAGCATTGAAGGATTATAACAAGATAGTGGAACCCTTATTAAAATGATTTATTTAGTAACAAAACAAAACATTTCCCTACCTGATATAACTCTCTGCACAGTACAAGAATCATTAAACTACCTTAAAGACCTAGAGTGGGTTGCTATAGATACAGAGACTTCTGGATTTGATCCATATACCTGTAAACTATATACGCTTCAGCTAGGCGATAATGACAATCAGTTTGTAGTTGACTTGACTACGATTGATATTAATGACTACAAACAGCTCTTAGAGACTAAAGGAGTCATTGGTCATAACTTAAAGTTTGATTTAAAGTTCTTATATCATCAGAGAATTGTACCAACCAAGGTATACGATACCTTTTTAGGCGAAAAAACGTCAAGACTAGGTATAGAAAGTCATAGGTGTTCCTTAGCTGCTTGTGTAAAACTACACTGTGGAGTCATATTAGACAAGGAAGAAAGAAAGAATATTACAGGCAATCTAACAGAAGGTTTTGTAAAGTATTCTGCTTATGACGTAAAATACCTACATGCTCTTAAAGAAGCTCAAGAAGTAATTCTATTTGCTGCAGGATCTAAAGTATCAATCGAGTTAGACAATCGCTTTGTCTTAGTTTTAGCTTACATAGAATATTGTGGTATGAAGCTAGACGTAGATAAGTGGACTAACAAGATTCACAAAGTACAGACCCAAGCAGATGCAGCTACTAGAAGATTGAATGAGTTTATC